TGTATTAGAAATTAAGTATACAATAATCTGGTTGAACAGCCATTGTAAGTTCTTGAGCAGCATTTTCAGTATCCCAATTAAAATCTCCAAAGTTAGCTGATGTAATTAAAGCTCCTTTAACTATCCATTCAGATACGATATCACCTACAGGTCCTAATACGTTTATAGTTAAATCTTTTTTATAGAAATCACTATATCCATCTCTACCTGTTACTGATTCGTGGTGTAATCTTACCCATTCCATAACAGCTTGGGCTCCTGAAGGGGTAATAGGATCAAATAATGTAAATTCAATTTCTCCCCAAGTTGTTTTACCTTTTACATATCTTTGAACGTTGATATGATTTAAAGGTACTGTTCCTTGAGTTAATGTTACAGCTCCTACACCTTTCATTATATAAGATGGAAAACCGTCTATATATAAGATGAACCTATTCTTTTGTTTTGGTTCAAAAGCTGTGAAAAATATTTCGTTTGGATCTAATACTGCCATTTTTATGTATGTTTTTTATCTATTATAAATATTCAATTTTTTAATTCTTATGCTGGAAATGTTGCTCCAGTTGGTAATACGTTGAAATCAAGTATAACAAATTCAGCTGTTCTAGTTGGTTGAATAAATATTTGACCAAGTAGTTCATTTCTATCAATAACATCTGGTGTGTTATTACTATCATCCATTACTACTTTAAACGCATATAAACCTTGTCTTTGTTGTACACTTTCTAGGTACGGGTTAACTTGTCCTAAGAAATTATTTCTTGTAGCTGCTGTATTTTGTTCAAATACTAAATTATCTGCTACTTGAGAAATGAATGATTTAAGAGCAATTAATAATCTTCTAACATTTACTCTATCTAAAGCACTTGCTCTAGTTTGTAGTGTTTTCTGACCAAATACTACTACTCCTCTTCCTGGGAATGTAGCTATTGGATTAACTTTGCCTACATATAAATTATCTCTATTAGTTTGAGTTAATTTTCTTTCAGCTTGTCTTACTGTTCCTAATCCACCTCTATTGATACCTGCTGGTGCAAACCAAGCTTCTGATGAAGCATCATTAGCTGCGTATACTCCTGGTATTAATGTTGAAGCTGGAACCCATGCTAATTGTCCTGTACTTGGGTCTGTAATTTGACACCATGGCCAATATGTTGCTGTGTATGAAGAATCAATACTTGCAGCAGTTCCAATTACATTTGTAATAGATGATCCATAATTTACAGTATCTGCTATTACTATAGCGTCTCCTCTAGTTGCTGTATTATCGATTAATGTGTTAAGTGTTGTTGGTGCATCAACGTAAGTTAAACCTGGTACTGATATAATGTTATATCTAAAATCATCTTTATTAGCTAATAAATTAACTGCATCAGTATAATTTTCTTCAATTAATCCTTGAGTATTTGATGAATTTATATTGTCATAGTAATTAGCGCCACCTTTAAGACCACCTTCAGCATCTCCAAATGTTCCTTGAGAAGCAATTGGAATTGAAGCTGTATATTGAGCTTTTGCGTTTCCATCATTATCTAAATAATCTGGTGTCTTTTTATCTACTGATTTTACTCTAATATATCTTGAAGCATTAGGAAAGTTACCTGATTGTTGTAAATAAGGTTCTGCTGTTCCACTACCTAATAATGTTGTTGTTTGATCACCAATTATTCTAGCTATATATCCTGATGATTTTGGATCCAATGACAAATTGGTATATGATTCTAATACTCTTTTTGATTTTGTATTATCATCTCCTCTTCTAACTAATAATGTAAAAGTACCTGATGAAGTATCTGGTGTTGTTATTTCCCATCTAACATTATCAGAACTACCGCTTGGTAAAGCTCCTTTTGCTGTTTCAGTACTAGTACTATTCATTAATTTTCCTGATCCTATTGTTTCTAATGTAAAACAAGTACCTGCAGTAACTGCTGCGGCATTAGAACCTGATATAAATGATGAAGTAGCTGCTGAATATGATCCTGATACTACTCTAGTTACTAATAATGAAGTACCTCCTCCTTGGAAATAATTAAATGCTGAAATACTTGTAAAGTATGAGTATTCATCTGAACCACTTTGTATAGAACCTCCAAAAGTAGCTAAATACTCAGAATAAGTTGTAACTAATGTTGGTCTTTCTACTGGACCTAGTACTGTTGGACCTATAATTGCTGCTCCCGCTTGTACTGGTTGCGAAGTGATTTGGGATTGATCTTGCTCTCTTGCTAATACCCCTGGGGAAATTAATGTTTCTGCCATTGTGTGTTATTTTTATGATAAATATGTCAAAATTTTTTAAAAATCTATTTTATGGGTAAAAACTCACCAGAATCTAAAGAAATGGATCCTTCTCCATATTTATCTTCTAATTCTTTTGCTAAAACTGATTCTTCTTTTTGTAAATTTAAAAGACTACTTTTTAGGGTTTCTTTTTGTATTTCTAAATTCATTATTTGAATTTCTAAATTTCCTATAGTACTTGTTAAATTGGTAAAATTTTGTCTTAATTCTTTTAATTTACTAATTTCTTTTTTGTCTAAAACTTTTT